GAGCGGAATATCACTTATAAATACGCTTTTAGTTGTTCAAACAAGTGGGACCACCTCTGATCCTATGTGATTTTAAAGTCAGATATAAGCGAGCAAATTGGTGAATATGGTGTACCTGAGCTCACAATAACTTATGATGTAGAATTTAACACTGAAATTCCATTTGGTGTGAATAGTAGTGCTAAAAATCCTTATTTTGTGCCAAATACAATACCAGAAAACTGGATCATTGACGCAAGAATAAATATTAGATTAATTAAATTTATTGGTGGAGATTATTATGTTGAGCTTGATGCTCCTGACATAAACCCTATTCATAAAATTCGTGAAATCCTCACCGATTACACTGCTATGGGTAAGCCCGAATCTGAAATTAACAATGATAATTTCCAGTTTATGGCAGATAGAGTTTTCGATGAAAGTCTTGGAATTTCTTGGTGTATTCAGCAAAAGTCTTGTAAAGAAGCGTTGGAGGAATTGGAATATCACATTGAAGGTGGAGTGCGAATTAATCGCCAAACTGGTTTGTATGAAGTAATTCTTTTTCGTGATGACCTACTTAATTTGGAAGAAGCTTTACACTTTGACGAGAGTAATATCAAGTCATTTCAACCAGACATTATTAATGCAGAAGATCAAATCAATGCTGTCAATGTCTCATTCTATGACCGTGTAAATATTAAAGATTCGTCTTTTTCACTTAGTGATGTTGGGTCATTTCACACAATAGATCATGAGAATGCTGAAGATTTGAAGTTTCCATATTTCATGAATCGTAGAAATGCTGAGATGATTGCAAACTGGAAGCTTAAACAACTTTCAACAATGGCATGGAGGGGTACATTTACAACAGGTAAATATGAAGCGCGAAGACTGAATAAATATGATGTTGTGTTGCTTTCTTGGAAAAGTAAAAACATTGTTAATTTGCCAGTCCGTGTGATGAATATTAATCTTGGTAATGGGCGAGACAACACAGTCACATTAGATTTTGTTGAAGTTGTTCCATATTCAAACATCAGCTATTCATCAATTAATGTAGATCCAAATCCAAACCCGATTCTTCCACCACAATCCAATTCAAGCATTGTGTTTGAAATGCCTTATTTTGAAGCTGTTCAACGCATGGGGCAGACTTCGGTTGATACTGAGCTTGCTAACAATCCTGAAATTGGCTACTTAATGGCAGCAGCAATTAAACCACAAAATAACTCATTGAGCGCTTTGTTATATACAGATGGTGGAACAGGTATTTACACAGAGTTTGAAGAGGTTGGGGTAGTTGAGTACTGTGCGGCATGCTATTTAGATCAAAATATTTCTCATACTGATACAAGTTTTGCGATTAAATCAGTCAAAGATTTATCAAGAGTCAAACTTGGTACACTGGTTCAAGTTGATGAAGAACTACTAGTTTATCATAACTATGATGCTGAAACCAAAATTCTGACAGTCAAGCGTGGAGCTTTAGACACAATCCCAAAACCGCATTTAATAGATGCGGTTTTTTATTTTTGGGATGACTCAAGCGGACTCGATTCCACATCTTATGTTGAGGGTGAGACCCTAAAGGCGCAGGTTTTAACAACTACGCCAAGTGGTATAGAGAATCTCGATCCAAGTAATGTCCAAAGCTTAGAAATTGTTGGACGTGCAAACCGACCTTATCCACCCGCTAATGTAAAAATCAATGGAGAGTATTGGCTAGATGAAATTGAAAATGATCTTGTGTTGACTTGGCTAGATCGAAATCGAGTGCAGCAAACAGGTGGAGAGATTCTTGGATGGTTCGATTCTGGAGTAACCTTGGAAAGTGGCGTTTCTTATCAATTAGTTCTTATTGAGCGAGATGAGAACGATGTTGTTTTAAGAACTCAGAATCTAAGCTTAGGATCAATTAATGCCTATACTTTTGCCACTTCATCAATGGATGCAAATACATTTTCTATTGAAATTACTTTGAAATCATTGAGAGATGGTTTTGATTCTTATCAATCATTTAATCATGTAGTAGAGCGAAGCCTATTTTTTAGCGCTCCATATGATTTAACTGTTGAGTTTAAAAATGACTAATCGATTAGAGATAAAATGGAAGCTTGATGGATTTGTTGATGAACAGCGTTACTACTGCTCTGAAACTCCTTTAGATATTAGTAATCTTCCTGATCCTAAAGTAATTCTAGATGCTGAAGCACGAAGTTATGTGGACACAGAAATTGAAGCAGATAGAACTTATTTTTTGGTTATTGGGTCTGTGAAGAATAATACTGAAAAAATGAGTGATAATAAATTTGTGTCAACTTTTAAAATAGGGTCGCTAATTGATCAAATATTTGTGGATGGATCAAAAGGGTGCGCTTATGATTTTAATGACTTGTCAACAATGTATCAAGATAAGCAGAAAACCATAAAAGTCACCGATATAAATCAACCTGTAGGATTTGTTTTCGACAAATCAGGAAATGGAAATAATTTAATTTCAGATGGGGGGGATAGACCTATTTTAAAAAAGGATAATCAATCAAATTCATATTATTTAAGTTTTGACAATAATAAGTATATGGAGTGTCAAAACTTAAATTTGTCAGGTTCAACAGAAATTAATGTTTTTCATGGTATTAATATTTTTAATTCATCTTCTACACAGGTTTTTTCTGAATTAAGCGCTGATTACAATAACTACAATGGGTCATTTATTTTTTATAAGTCAAATTCTGATTTCATACATTCAATGAGGTCCCCTTACTCTGTTGCTTCAGCGCAAATTCAATCGACTAATAAGTGCGTAATATCCAGCTATTCAAACAGATTAAATCAAAGTAATAAGATTGAATATATTAGAATCAACAAAAGCAACATTTCTTTGATTAGGCAACTTGATGGAACTACTGGAAATTTTGAAAATAATAGGTTTTTTATCGGGGCGAGGGCTGGTAATCAATTTTATTCAAATTCGGACTTCTACTCTTTTATATTGATATGTAAAAAATTAGAAATGAGCAAGGTTGAAGAAATTGAGTTATCAATTTCAACTTTAATGGGTATTTAGTTTTATCATTTTCATTAAGAAATTCATCAAATATTACAGGCACCCAATCGGGTGCTTTTTTATTGTCAAAAAATTAGGGGGTTACATGTCTGAACAAGCGTTAGACACATCAGCTACAGCACTTGTAGCAAGCAAAGCTGTTGGTTATGGAGGTTCACTTTCAGGCGTTGTATCGGCTTGGATTGGGTCAATAGATATAGTTGTTTGGGTAAGTATTATTGTTGCAATTGGTGGTTTCTTAATGAACTTCTACTTTGCACGTAAGAAAGATAAACGTGATGAATTAGAGCATAAGGCTTATATCGCATCGCTTCAAATCAAGGAGAAGATCGATGTCAACAAAGACTAAAATCGTAGTAACAGCATTAAGCGCATCAGCGCTTTTTTTTACGTCTTTAATTGGATATGAGGGGTATAAATCAAAACCATATTTAGACAGTGCAAAAGTGCCAACAATCGGTATCGGGTCAACATCTTATGAAAATGGTACCAAGGTCAAAATGACTGACAAGCCAATCACTAAAGAACGTGCTGTTCAAATTGCAAAGGCTCATATCGCTAAAGATGAGGTAGCATTTAGAAAATCTTTATCAGGCGTGAAGCTTACTCAGACTGAGTATGACGTATATCTCGACTTTGTATACAACTACGGACAAGCAAACTGGAACGGCTCATCAATGCTTCGTAACCTCAAAGCAGGGCAGTATAAACAAGCTTGTGCTTCGATACTGAAATACAAATACGTTGCAAAACGTGATTGCTCGATCAGATCGAATGGTTGCTATGGCGTTTGGACTAGACAACAAGATCGCTACAACAAGTGCATGGAGGTGCAGTAAATGCCAGTAGCCATAATTCTATGGAAGTATAAAAAATGGATCGCAATTGCGGTCTTTATTTTTTTATACCTGGTGCTAATTGCATATACAAATCATTTAAGTGGAAAACTTCAAGTTGCTGAACAGAAATGCTCAGCCAAGATTCAAAAACTTAAAGATGATCAGCAAAAGGCATTGGTCGATAAACAAAACAAAATAAACAAAGTGAGCGCAGATTATGAGCAACTTAAATCTGAACAACGTGTCAAAGTCGAAACAGTTACACGTGAAGTGCAAAAGATCGTTGAGCGTCCTATTTATAACAACGTTTGTATTGATGCTGACGGCTTGCGCAACATCAACTCACTTATCCCCGACAATTCCAGCTAATTTGATTGTACCTTGCCCTAAGCTCTTAAAACTTGAGTCAGGGCAGGGCAAAGAAATTACGCTTTGGATCATTGATACTGTTGCAAAATACAATGAATGTAGCGCTTTGAATGATGCATTAATAAAGTCATTCAAATAAAAACCTTAGTAGATATATGACAATTGTTCGCAAGATCTCTTTAAAAAGGAATTTAAAGAATTTTCTAGATAAATTTTTAGCTTGAGTGGTTTCTTTTCTCATTAGAAAAAGCTCCAATAACAAATTAATGTTGTTGAAACTTAGGGAATTGCCTGAAACCGTAAGAACTGATTAGCACAATTATACTATTTAAACACATTTCTTTGATGAGTAATTTGGGCTAAACAAAAAAGAAAACTTGAATTGTGTAGTGCTAATCATTTGTTTTAAATTAAATATATAAAAAAATTAAAGAAAGTCAATATTTATGATGAATTTATTTTTTCGCTTTGAATGATGGGAAAAGTAAAGCCCTCTCAGTGAGGGCACAATTTAATTAATTAATCAAAACTTACGAAAATCGCTTTTTGATTTTTGACTTAATGATTCACCTAATCTTAAAATTTCAAGAAACAATAAATATACATTTTTAAAAGCATCTGGAGTTGCTGAATCAAAATTAGTTAAAACTCCTCCTGCTTTTAAATCTTGCTTTATTGCAAAAATGCAAGCATAAAATTTGACAACATCTTCAACCACATCTATTGATAATAGTCCAATTTTATCTAAATTATTAGAATAGACAGGTGTCAAATTATCTTGAAACTCTATGGTAAGGCTCTGTTTAATATCAGGATATAACTTAAAGTTATTTAAAATCTTGTCAAACTCTTTCTTATATTCTCGCGCTCTAGCTAAATGATATAGGGCAGAAATTTCTGAAATTATTGCTCTTTGGAGAGCTTCATGATTATTCTTGTATTCACGCCATTTGAAGAAATATTGCACAATAAATGCAATAAATGCTGAAAAAAAAGTTACAAGCAATGTTGTTTGAATATCCATTTAAAGCCTTTTTATCTTAAAGTAATCATTATTACTAGGGTTATTATTATTTTAAGTAATTGTCAACCAACCTCCAATAACCCATCCCACGAAAAATAATTCTGCGTCAATTTTTCTCTACTCATGCTCCAAGTCCGATCTTTTAATAGGCATGGTCCAATTGCCAACTTCTTACCAAACTTCTCATCGACCTGTTCTAAAACAGATTGTAAGTTTTCATTCCTCTCTATCAAATCATAGTCAGCAAGTAGGTCAGGCACATATCTCGATTTTGACTCAATACAAGTCAAAATCACTCCGCACTTTTTGAACTCGACACCTTCTTTGAATACTTTGTCTATCTGTCTCAAAACACTCTTAATTATCTGCGCTGCACTATCTGTCGGCTCAGGAAATGAAACACTCACACTCGCTTTGTAGAAAGGTCTTTTAGTGTCGAAAGGGTTTGAGTGTGCAAATGCTATGACACAGCCAGTTAAGCCATTTTGTCGTCTGAGTTTCTTAACTGCATTTTGAATATAACTACTCATTGCTTCAGAAAGCGCATCTTTATCTGTCACACGTTGCCCGAATGAACGAGATGACACAATTTGCTTCTTATCTGGTGGAACTTCTTCTAATTCAATACATGCTGTGCCTTGCAACTCTAAGACTGTGCGCTTCATGACTACAGAAAATTGACTCTGTATAAACGCTGGATCTGCTATAGCGAGATCAAAAACAGATTTAATATTGAGTGAGTGAAGTTTTTTACTGTGCTTTCGCCCAACTCCCCAAACCTCAGAAACATCGATTTGCTGAAATAATGTTTCTTTTGAGCATGGGTCCATCTCATGCAAATTACAGATACCATTCAAATATTTATTCTTTTTAGCAATGTGATTAGCTATTTTTGCTTCTGTTTTACTGCGACCGATGCCTATGCATACTGGCAAGCCGAGCCACTTTAAAAGGGCATCTTTTATGTTTTGAACAAGTAAGTTTAAGTCTTGATTTTTATAACTTGTCAGCTCAACAAACGTTTCATCAATTGAATATACTTCAACATCTTTTTCACTCACAAATGTTTTAATTGTTCTTGTGAATCGATTAGACATTTCCTCATAGACAGCATAGTTGCTTGATAGAACGACTACATTATGCTTTTCAACGATGTCTTTGATTTGAAAGAGCGGAACACCCATTTTAATACCTAAGTCTTTGGCTTCCTGACTTCGAGCCACAGCACAGCCATCATTGTTGGAAAGGACAATAACAGGGCGGTTGTTTAGATTAGGCTGAAATAAACGCTCGCATGAAACATAGCAATTGTTTATATCAATGAGTGCAATAATTTTCTCTTTCATCTTTTTTGAAATCGTTACGAAATCAAAATAATGATAGAATTGTCACAGATTGAATTCAAATTTAAAAAGATGTGGATAAACAGGGACGCGTCAAAATAAGTCGTTCTGTTTACCATTTTCAGATGAATGGTCACGTGAAAATGTCACATATTCGTCTGTAAGCTCAAAAAAATATTCGTGTGCGTGTTCGTGATCTGTGTTAAGCCAATCTCTACGGTACTTCTCAGGAATCACGATGATTGATCTTTTCTCGTCGGTTGGCGCATGAAACTGTTTCATAAAAGGATGGTTGTCTGCATTGATCGTCAGCATCGAAAATGATCGGACTTTTGAGTCTTTGATTACAGCATCATCGTAGATTGCAGCAACTGTAAACGGCTGATCATCTTCACGCTTGATTGTGTACCAATGGGGCTTACCGTCGATGTATTTCGGCTCATAGAATTCTTGAACTGGGACCAAACAAAATTTACTGTACTTCCATGCATGACGAAAGCTAGGCTTTTCAGCGACAGTTTCAGTTCTTGCATTATAAGTATGCGAGCTGAATTTAAAGTCTTTAGCCCAGCTTGGGAGCAAACCAAACTTTCCGACATCTAAATCAAAACCGCGCATTATGATCGGTGCGTGATAGCCTGGATAAACGTGTGACTTTAATTCTAGATCTAACTGATCAGGCTCGACATCAAGAATCGATAATGCTTCTTTAGTAGGAAATTCATAATTTGAACACATGAGCATAATCCTTTAAATTTATTATATAAAGTGATGTCAATTTCTTTCAATATTTAATAACTCAAAATAATCTTTGATTTTTTCATTGTCAGACTCGAAAAAAGCAATATTAATTCCTTCTTTATTCTTTACACTTTTATATCTAATACCTTTAACTTTTGGATTGAATCTATACCTAAAGAATTCTGAAACTACTTGTGTAGGAATGTACTCAATGTGGTCTTTTACATCTGGACCAACTGGTTTTGACATATCAGAGACTAAATCGTATAAGAACATTAATTTTTGTCTACTGCTGTATTCATTTACATCAAAGATGCTAGGAATTTTAGGCAAATTACTAAAATCTATAACTTCAATATCTTTTTTTAATTTGAAAGTTGCATAACTCCAATATTCTTGATCCTTAATAACTTCCAATTTAGCTGTAAGAGCTGAATCCGCAATATAAAAATATGGTATTCCACCTGGATTCATTCTCCCAGCGCTTGCAATTTTTTGAGGAGCGACGCCCATATGGTTGAATTCAGAAAATGATTCATCTTTAAGTTGACTTCTAACCCTATAAAATAATGATTTTTTTCTTATTTTTTTTACCAAATTAAATTCAATACATAAATCTTCTAAAGCATTTAGCATTTGGCTAACTGGTATGATTTGTTCATCATTAATTTCATCAATAGGCTCATTTAAAAATAAATACCGTGTTTTATATAAAACCTGATCCTTGAAAGAGTCCCAACTATACATAAGCACTTCATTTTCTGGTAACTCAAGCCAACTGTTATTTGTATGTGGAACTAAATACTGAAATGGATCAGCACTATTTTCTATATCACAATAAAACTCTTCACACCATCCGGGATCAAATTTGAATAAAATATCCCCAATATAATGTGCTTCAAATAACCATTCGCCTTCAGAATATGGCAAATTAACTGAATAAGCATCACCGTAATATTTATAAATTCCATCATAAATAGCATGCATAACAATATTATATGAAGCGGCTTTATGTGATCTAAATTTTTTATTACAGTATGAACACCTATTAGAGATCGCGTTATTTAAAACGATTCTTTCTAAAAATGCATCCTTTACACATTCAATACAGATTGTTTTATCAAGTTCAGAAAGATTACTCTTTTCATTTTGCTCAATTGCTTTGTCTGAAAAATACGACATCCTTACTTACTCCAATTATCAACAATATCAGACCAGTCTTGAATCATTTTTCTTCTCTCATCTAAATTTTGAGCATGGTTATATGTACCACGCACAATGTTTTTATCGACATGGGCTAGTTGCATTTCAATCCATTCTGAGCTGTAATTCTTTTCATGCAAAATAGTAGATGCTGTGGAACGAAAGTCATGAGCAGTACAATTCAAGCCCATTGTTTTTAATGCTTGGTTAATTGTACTTTTGTTCATTACTTTAGACTTATTAAAAACCGAACAAAACACATATTCATCGTTAGATTGGATTTTTTGGTTTTTAAGAATCTCAATCATTTGTCTGCTAAGTGGGACTAAGTGCTGCCGATTCATTTTAATGTTTCGCTCACCAACAAGAAGTTGATCTCTAGATGCTGGTGGGATGACTATTAATTCTTTTTCAAAATCCACCCATTCCCATCTTAAGCGACAAATTTCAATAGATCTCAACATCGAGTACATGAGCAATCGAATTGAGTTTTTAACCATCTCCGTGCTTTTGGATGTAGATAGTGCAGCATTAAACTTTGCACGATCATCTATAGATAAAGGTTGTGCTGTTTGTTTTGGTGGTTTTTCGACAGTTTGCCCTAGAGAAATTGCAGGATTTTCTTCACATCTTAAATTCGCTATGGCGTAATTAAATATAGAGTTCACATACTGTCTATTTCTAATTGCTGTTGTTTCGCCGGTACCATGATTCATCTGTTTACTTATGCGTGCAATAGTATCCTTTTGCATTTTCAGAACATCATAAGGCGTAATTGATCGAATGCTTTTATGTCCAAAGGCGGGAAATAGATCTCTTTCAAAAGCTTTTTCCACATCACGTCTGAATGATTCAGATCGCTTACTTTCTTTGGTGCTATACCATTCTAAAGCAATTTCTTTGAATGTTGATTCTGAGGCAATCTTGGCTCTTTCTTTTTCTTCTACCTTGAATTTTGATGGATCAATATTTTTATCAAGTAAGGTTTTTTGTTCGATAACTTTTTGTCTAGCTTGTGCGAGAGTTACAACAGGGTATTCTCCTAAACTCAACATAGAAGCCTTGCCGAGAAATCGAAATCTATAACGCCACAACTTAGAGCCATTTGTGCGCACCTCTAAACACAAGCCTGAATGATCTGCCACTCTATACACTTTATCTTTAGGCTTTAATTGCTTGATTTTAGTATCGTTTAGCATGCTTGTGAGTAACTTTTATTAAAATAGCTGTTACTCACTATCTTACTCACAAAGATGATTAATGTCACTTAGACCTATTTAACGCTATTTTATGAGAGTGCAATCTATAAGATTCTGATTGAATTGCTATTTTTATTCTATTTAATAGTATTTAATGTTATAGCTTCTTTTCGATCATTAGAAGCATATTGATACTAACCTATAGAAATTTATCAATTTATTTTGTTTGATGATTTTGGATACCCGTTAGGGTACCCGTTTTGGCAAAAGTACCTAGTCACAGCACAAAATAAAAAAAGCCTGCTAGGTGCAGGCTATAATATCAGATTCTTGTTTAAATTCTTCCACTTTTTGCTTTACATAGGACTCATACCAGAACACATTTTTTTCCAAAATTCGATTGGGCTGTTTGATATTTCCTTTGTTAATTTCAGAGTAGAACTTTTTGCGAAAATATCGAAATATCTTTATATACCAATACTTTTATAGTTTACTTTTTAATTATGAATTTTCTTCAAAGAACTCTTATAGCTAGTTAAATAAACTATGCTACATTTGATTAAACCCAATATCTAAAGCCTCAA